AAATCAGGGGCGGCAGACACTTAGCCCGCCGCCCCGAAATAGTCACGGCAAAGCCGGAAGATCAACTTACGAGGATTCCTCGTAAGTTTAGCAGCCACAACCACAGCCGTTGCTGTAGGCCCCGCAATAGGGATAGGGGGCGGGCACCTGGTAAGCGGGCACGGGCATGGGGTTGATGCGCCGAATCAGCTCAGAGGTCTGAGCGTCAGACATGGCAGCAAGATAAGAGTTCTGTGCGGTCTGGCTGGCCTGGAACTTCAACGCCTGATTCTCAGACTGGAGGGAGGCGATCTTATCCTGAGTCAAGAAATTCAGGATTTCACGAGTACCAGCGTTCTGGCTGTCAATAATATCTCGTGTGCTATTCTGGATGGTATTCTGGATGGCACAGGTGTTGGTCGCCATGTTGTAGTTCACGCCGTCGATGGCGCGCTGGGTCTGGCAGCAGCAATCCTGAGCCTGAGCGGCCATGTTGCACATCTGAGACTGAACACCGTTGAAGCCCTGGAGAAGTGCCACATTGGTGTTGTTGAAGCCGCTGGTGATGCTGTTATTCAGGGCATAGGTGCTGTCACAGATGCCCTGCTGGATAGCAGAAATACCGCGCTCCACACCGTTGAAGGCAATGGCCTCATTGACATCGGCACGGGTAGCCAATCCCTGGAGGCCGGGATCGGTGCTGGCACCGCCACCGCCGAAGCCACCGAAGCCGCCGCGGCCCCAGCCAAAAATCATGGCGAAGATGATGATAGCCCACCAGCCATCGCCACCCCAAAAGCCGCCATTGTTACAGTTGCCGCCGTTGGAGTCGGAGCCAAGAGCATAGCCAGTCGCAAAATCGTTATCCATTGTATATACTCCTTTGTCAGTTATTACATCGGGGCCGTACGCTCCCCGGATGTTTCCAAAGAGCGGTTTTTTGTCAAGACACCGAAAAACTGAAAAGAAGTGCTCTATTTTATTTCATGGGTATACCTAGTTGTCGTGCAATTTCCTCAACGGAGGTTCCCCTCTGTTTTGCCATGTTTTCCGCAGTCTGGCGAAGCTGCTGCGGGTTTTTCCCTTGAATGAGCCGCATAGCTTGAGCTGCCTGCGGATTCTGTCCAGCCATCTGCTGGAGCATTTGCATGGGATTCCCGCCGTTCCGCGCCATCTGGAGCATGGCCGTCATGGGATTATTCATCGGAGGCATCATTCTTTTTCCCTGCCTTTCCGCCAGACGTGGGCTTTTTCAGCCGTTCTATCTCGTCTTTCAAATTGTTGATGGTGTCCTTCATGTCCATAAATTCATCCAGTGGTGCAAAAGCTGGGAGCGGATTCTCTACCTGCTGTTCTCTTGCCTGCTGTTGGCCGTGAAACTCAAACACATCCGCCGCGCCGGTGTTGGTGTTGAATCGTTTCATGTAGACCACATTATGGGCAAGGTCAGGGAAGAACATGGGAGCACCCATAAAATCTACCGGAACCCCCAGCGCTTCCTCTCTGGAGGCCACAGGGCGGCAGAAAAAAGCGGGCTGTGTGTTTACACTCCCCTGCGCCTGAATGGCCTGTGAAGGTTGCTGAGTAGTCTGCTGGGGCTGATATACTTGTGGAGCCGCAAATGGGGTAACAGGATTGTAGGCCCCATACGCTGGATAGGTATAGTTAGGAAACGCCATATTGATGCGCCTCCTTCCCTGCCTCTATGGCGGTCACGTAATCCTCCAGCCCCTCGTCATCTCCCTGTGCCATGTACCACATCGCGGTTTCGGCGGCACAATCACGGGACATTCCAGCAGCTACCATCCTCTCAATCAAAGTCATATCAAACACGTCCTTGTCCATAAAAATAAGGAGTCCGTGAGGAGGGCGGCGACGTGTACCAACCCTTGTTCCTCACGTCCTCCATGTCTATATTGTCGCATAAAATAACCCCGCATGGGCGGCACACATGTGGGGGTTGTGTGGAAGTTATGGGGGATTCGCGTAATTTTTTGTATTTACTTTTTGAGATGTTACTTTATAATAGAAAGGGAGCGTGAAAAATATGATTATATATCGGCCCCATAGAGGCGGACTGAAAGAGGCTATGTCAGAAGCAAAAGAATTTAATAATGTAGAGGATATGAAAGAGTATATAGTCAAGCAGCATACTGACGATGTTATGGGAGAGGCATTTTCCAAAAATGATATTGTATTGGAAGAAGATGGGATAGAGGATAAAAGAACTGGGTGGAAAGACACAAGACATATTTGTGTGAAACGATATTACAACGAAAATTTTCCAATCCCTCAGTGTATCGGATGGTTTGCAACAAAATATTAAAAAAGGAGCCGGGTTAATCCCCGGCTCCCTTTTTCGTATAGAGTTGTTTTGCTACAGCCTCAACCCTCTGGAATATGTATTTCTCGTGGTCGCTAACTGTGCTTCGATCCCAGCCCAGCTCCGCCGCAACATCAATCTGTCCCCACTTATCAATGATGCGCCGCTTGGCGATCAATTCATCGTCGCGGTGTAGGGCCGCTTCGTGGATAGCCGCTTCCAGCTCAGAGCGCAAGAGCTCATCCAATGGTTCTGGCAACTTCACTCTTGCGCTCATTCAGTCACGTCCTTTCGCCCTCCGGCGGTTCTGTGGGCAGTTGCTTCAAGGCCTCTACCAGCTTCGTCGCCATGCCATTTCCGCCCAATGCCTTATATGCGTTATACATATCCAGCACGTTTTCTATACCATAGATCGGGATATGTCCTTGCTCAGTATAATGGTTGTACTCGGCAATGATTTCGCGCCTGAGCAGGGCCTGTACCCCATTCATAAGGGCGTCGCTTTTTTGGTCGTCAATCTTGACGCGCTTTCTTTCACGGGCGGCGACCGCCTCGATAATTGCCACCAAGACCAACGCCGCCCCGGAAATCAGTGGGCCTACCCACCCCATGGGCATCAGCCCTCCTTAGTCAACTGCTTATAGACCTGATTGATACCAGTGGCCGCGAGTCCGCTCACAATCCCAACGGCAGCGGCAGTAAGATAATCGCTGGCCGGGAACTCGGGCATAATAAACATGCCGAGAATACCCAGCGCCGCGCCAAATACGCCGCAGATGATGGGAATCCACTTATTGTCCAGTCCAGTGGCCTTGACCACCTGGCCGACCAGAAAGCAGATCACAGTGATAACCGCCACTCCGGTGATACCCAAAGAAGAAATGTCCATGATATGTACCTCCATCAAATCAGATTAAGCCTGTCCAGCACGACAGCCAGCTCCTGCCGGGTCATATTATCGCGGGGACGGGTGCCGTCCAGTACGCCCTTGTCTTTGGCCTTTCCCCACGCTTCAGCGGCCCAACTGTCCGGGGTATCCTCTGCATTGTCCTCTCCCGGTTCGGCTTGCCACGCCACGCCCAGGAACTCACAGATGCCTTTTGCGGTGGCCTCGGCCAGCTTGTCCCGGTACTTGCTATCCTTGAGATACTCCGTGTCCATCTTGTTGGTATGGAAGCCGTACTCAATGAGCGCGGCGGGGGCGTCCGTCTTGGCGAGCACGGTATACATCTCATGCTTGATAGGTTCATTTCTCAGGGAAACCCCGGCGGCGTGGAAAGTGTTGACCAGCTTGGAGGCCAGAACATTGCGCTGCGCCGTCATAGGCCCTGCGCTGGTGTAGATCTCCAGCCCGGACGCGCTCGACCAGCACCCCTCCCCGTAAGCGTTGGTGTGGATGCTCACAAAGCAGTCCGGCTTTGACTTATTACTGATGTTGGCCCGCTCTGTCAGGCTGGGGTAATTGTCCGCCGTCTTGGTGAGCACCACGCCCACCCCTTGGGCCTCCAGAAGCGGTTTGATACGCTGAGCCATGTCCCAGGTAAACTCCCACTCTTTGTAGGTGCCGTCCGGGGAGCCGTTAACGTTGCCCGGCCCGTGTCCGGGGTCAAGGCATACAGTATGCTTGCTCATAGGCTTGTCCTCCTCTTCCGGCGGCTTCTGGCCGCCCTGTTTGAGCCAGACACAAATCCAGTTGTGCACCTTGCGGCTGGCGGTAATGCGCTCTCCGCCAAAGTCACACTGGCTGGAGCCGCCCCCGTCCAGCATGACGGCGGAGGACCAGCTCAGCCCGGCCAGCTCGTCCCGCAGAGTCTCTGGCGTGGCTGTATCCCTGGTACCGTTGCCGGAGCAGTAAAGGGCCAGACTGCCACCGCGCAGGCCGATGACGCTGCGCCCCCGCTTGCCCCCCTGGGCCGAGCCATAGGAGGGCTTATCCACCGGCTTGCCGGAGGCAATGAGGGCAGTAACCGCGATAAAGTTGGCCGCTCCCTCGTACTCGGAGGTCATGCGGATGTCCGGGCCCTTGTCCCAGGCGTAGCCCATTGTCCTCCATGGTGTGCCGGAGCGCATTACCCCACCCACCTTGAGCAGCGGGCAGGCCGAGCCATCTGGGTTCCACATGCCGCCATTCAACACATAGTGGGCACCAGTCTCTGACTTGACCTGGGAAAGTGTCTTGCGGCAGTTGGTGATCCGCAGCTCCATACGCTCCACGGACGAGAGCGGGATGTATGTAATGAGCTTACTCATTTGATTCACATCCTTTTATCCAGCGATCCCGCTGTTGATTACTGTTCCGGGGCCAGTAGCCCGGCCAGCTCCTGGTACTCCTCCGGGGTGAGCCGGTCGGCGGCGAGATAGACATCCATCTTGTCCTGGAGGCCGTCGGTTCGGTTCTTCTGGATGAGCAGCTTGCAAAGGTTGTATACGGTTGTCATGGCGTCTCCTTTCTCATGTGGCAGCGGTGAGTTCCAGCATGCACAGCCGCGCCTCGTGCTCGGACAGCATGTCCAGAGTGATGTCCTCTTCCGATGGCGGCTTGGGCTCCTGCTCGGGCTCTGGGGGCCGCTCAGTAGGCGTGATGCCCACCAGCTTGTCCCCCTGGATGTCCAGGTCACACCAGCCATAGGTCGCCCACACCGCGTCATGGAGGTGGGCGGGCACCTCTATGTAGCCATCCAGCCAGCAGGCCCGCCGCCCGCTCTGGCTCTGGATCTGGTGCTGGCCGGTTTCCAGCGGGTCAATTTGGATGATGGTCATATTTAATTCACCTCTTATTTCTAAACTATGGCGTAGTAGTGATATACAACTTGAGATAAATTAAGCTGCACAGTTGCTGCATCAGATGGAGTATAGTCATAATACCAACTGAAAGTTTTTCCATCCGCTGATTTTTTACCGTAAGAATCTCTTGAGTTGCTAGAGTAGAAAAAACCAAAGCCGCTTGTATACTCAGTAGGGATAATGCTGCCGGGAATAATGACAGAAGTGTCGCCAGTACCAGAATTGTCGATACTTTGATACGAATCTGGACTTTGCATGCCATAAATACAGAGTATTTTAAAGGGTTCGGCTAAGGTTATTTGATTAGGGTTGCTTTTACCTGTTTTTCCTGTTCCCACATAGCTCCCCAAAATAACCCTCGCCCCCGCGCGCTCGTCCACATAGCGCTTGTTGACGGCGTGGTTTTCATTCGTCGGAGGCCCGCTTAAAGTAATCGCCCCTGCCATCGTGCCGCCAGCCAACGGCAAGAATGGAGCACTTTGCATACCAGCCAGAGCGGTGTTAAACTCCTCTTCGGTTCCGGTATATCCTTTCTCTTTTGCCGCCTGATAGGCGGACTTTCCAGGTGCACCATCCTTGCCGTCTGCCCCTGGAGCTCCGTCCTTGCCAGGCAGGCCCACCCCGGCAACTTTTTTGCCATTTACAACGATAGCCATGTGCTACACCTCCACCCATTGCCACATATCAGGGGTATCAGGCGGCCACGTACAGGGAATCATGTCCCCGCCCTCCGCCACCTTGTAGACCTTTCCGTTGTAGCTGTAGTGCTTACCCGCATGACAGTCCATGCCGTACACCCACGGGATGGGGTCGTCCACTGTGCCCGCGTGCTCACGGTCAATAGGACGGTAAATGGCGAGCATGCCGTCGTCGTGCGGAGGCATCTCCTCTTGAGGCGTTACCGCCTGCACCACCCGGTAGAGCTGGCCTTCGTCGTTGAGGATGCGTCCCGCAGGCAGTTCCTCGCCGTCTGCCAGTACCACCGCCCAGGTGGGAAACAGATCGGGCATGTCCAGAGCGTAGGTGTCAGGTATGGCCGTGCTGGTGGCCGCATAGGCCCGCATAGCGGCGGCGTATTGCGGAGTTAGTTCAGGCTCCGACGGTCTTGTGTCCGGGGCGGCCTGGCCTGTTTCGGGGTTGTAGCGCCACCCCTGCTCTACATCGTCCTGTACCTCTACACAGCGCCGTGCAAATGCCTCGCTATACCACTTCTCTGGCGGGAGTGCATACTCCGGGATGATTTCGCGGACAGTGTTATCCTCATTTAAATAGACTGTTTTCATTAAAATCACTCCCTACCGTAAATCGCCACATATCCATCGCCGCCTTTGCCACCTATGCCGCTGGGCTTATACTCGCTGGAACGAAAAGTCCATCCCGCTCCACCACCTCCTCCGCCACCACCGCGGGTACCGTTTTTACCCATTATTGCATTGCTCTGGCCGGTAGCTCCAGCGCCACCATTACCGGCTCCACCGTCACCGCCATTTCCGCCGGGAGTTGGCGGATCATTAAGACTAGGATTGCCCCCTCCGCCACCTCCGCCACCGAAAGGTTTAAACCCAACAATAGAAATAATAGGCCCGGCATTGCCATCGCCATCGCCATTGTTATTATGGCTACCACCACTACCACCTATCATGAGCCAACCAGGAACAATCTCATTGGGGGCGTAGCCACCACCCATGCCACCAAGATTGGCTATTCCACCACTGCCACCAGGTACGGTAATACCAAAAGCGCTACTGCTCCCACCAGCGGAGCCATTATTAGTGACGGACGGTCCCCAAGAAGAGACTGCACCAGCTCCACCAGTTCCAACAACAATATTATTGTTTTGAATTGTACTGCTATCCAAAACATGGAAACACGCTACGGCCCCACCCCCGCCGCCACCTCCACCGCGCTCTCCACTCGAACCTCCGCCTCCTCCAGCACCAACCACAACCACAAAAACATCTGTATATTTGCGGTCGAACGTATGGGTGTAGCTCCCTGGTGATGTGTATTCCTTTATCAGTTTATAGCCAAGCTTCTGTTTGAGAGTCTGGTCAACATGCTCGTCCACATAGCTCTTGTGGGCGGCGTCTGTTAGGTCAGTAGGAGCGGCCAGATTGGCTATCTTGTGCCCGGTCATATCCGTGTTTGCTTTAAGTGCCACGCCGCTCTCTGAGGTCTGTAGCACCTGGGTAGTGTTGTTGACCAGGTTGATGCCGGAGGTACCGACCGTAATCGCCGCTGCTCCCTCAGCCAGGGGGGCCTCAATCCGGATATTCCCGTTAGGCATCATCTTGATTTGAGCGGCAGAGCCCCCGTGCTTGATGGCCTTGTCCGCCGGGATGGTGATATCTCCCTGCATCGTCCCGCCAGTCAAAGGCAGATACTCGCCTCCGCCCTTTTGGGCCAGCTCGTCGATCGCCTCTTGCACATTGGTGGCCTCCAGGCCGCTGCCCGTGTTGCTGTAGCCCACATATTCGGCGGAGAGGTCGCCGCCCTCTCCGTCTTCGGTTACTTCGATGGTGTAGGGGCCGTTGCCCAGGCTCTCCCCCATCTGCATCGTGCCGCCGCCGGGAACAGTTACAGCATCTGCGGAGTCCTGCTTGTTCTTAGCCAGTTCTTTGATTGCGCCTTGCACATCATCTGAATCAAGGCCACTCGTTCCTTTATCGTATAGAATCTGGCTTGCTCTAAATTGATCTTCCGCTATAATAACCACTTCGGACTGTTCTTGGGGTACAATATTGGCGATAACAGACCCGCCGTAGTCTACAGACGTAGACGAAAAGGAAGCCACACTGTCTGTTACACTCGAAAGTGGAATTACTTTGGTATCGGTTCCTGCCGATATTTTTGAAAGCACGGTTACCCCGTTCAAGACTGCTTGCGTTATTTCAGCAATCGTGTGGTCAGCCGTTCCGAACGGGGAATCTCCAGCCGGTGGCGTTATGTTTACATACATCACAGGCTTGTCTGCCCACTCTGCCCCGTCCTCCGTTTTTTCCAGCAACTGCCCCACAGTTCCGCCATCCGGCAATCCGCTTGGGGCCGCCTGGGGGATTGCGTTGCCTTCGGAGTCAAAGCCTACCACTTGGCCAGCGGTACCTTTCAGCTTGTCTTGCTTGCCTTTTGCTGCATTGTCCGCATATCCGAAGATGTCTTGCGCCTTGCCCTGTGGGTCATATGTAGAAGACTGCATGTCTCCGCTTCCGTCGCCATCCGCACCATTGTAGACAGTGAACTCGTATGAGCTCCCATTGGTCAGCTCAATTGTGTAGGTGTCCGTGGTGCCCGGCGCATGGTTGCCGTCAGTCTGAGAGATGCCCGCAATCCCCACGCCCTCCACGCCGGAAAGG